GATTTCAACACCCTCTACGCTTACCAAGTTGAGGAGGTGCCTGCATGAACACTCCCCACAAATGCCCCCGCTGCCAGGAGTGGACATCGGAAAAGTTCTACTGCATCCCATGCCGCGATTACCTCAAGCACCCGCCGTACATCGACATGCGGCGAAAGCATCAGTACTGGACGGAGCACAGCCACACGGCGGGAGGGGGCTATTGATGAGCCAGCACTATACCCGTAACACTTCACAGGTGATGCACTATTGCTCGACGTGTCGCCGCCACACCATGCACCGCGTTGACGATAGACGGTTAGGCTCATGCACTGAACATGGCGCATCCGGTCTGAGTAAGAAGCAGGAGCAGCAATTGAAAGCGAAAGAGGAAGCAGAAAGCCAACCTGCACTTTTCTAGACACAAGGGGAGGGATCTGTGAAGCCCTACTACCGCAGAGAGCCGACGCGCCTTGAGGAGATAGCCGAGCGCGTCCGAGTCGGCAAGAAGGTATCAGCAGAGGACATGCAATTTTATCAGGAGAGGAGGCGGCATGGCAGAGTGGATGTCACAGCGGCAAATCAGGGAGGCGAAAGCGGCAAGGGTGCGCCTCTGGACGACCGGCGCAATCATCATAGCGGTGCTGCTGATTCAGAGCACCATACCCAGCTGCAAGCCGACTGTACCGAGTACGCGGGAGTACGACGCGGCGGCTGCGCAGAGGGAAGCGGCGAGGAGGGCAAAGTGAACTGGCTAAAAGACCTCGCCCTCGACCACTGGCACGGATTCATGCAGGAGTTGGCCGACATCCGCGAGGAGTTCATGGCGACGTTTCGGAGGGATGATGTGCTATAGCAACTGCCCCGGCGAGAACTGGCATGGGGAATGTGTAAGGCCGAAGATGCAGAACACGCCGCAAGCTCATTGCCACGAAGGGGAGGAGGATGAAGATGTTGACGAAACTGAAGAACCGGATTAACCGCGCACTACTCGTCACCCGCCATGCCCGCGCAATGTGGCGGGCGCTGACGAACCCGAAGAACGAGCGGAAGGGGGATTGGCGGGGGATGGATGCACCGGAGTTGCTGAAGTTGGCACAGAGGGAACAAGAAGAGCTTCACGTGTCGTGCTGGGAGCTTGAATGCGGCAAAGGGACCGCGCAGAGGGTGGAAGAGGAAGCCGCAGATTTGAGCGTGTTTGCGGCGATGATTGCGGATAACGCGAGACGAAAGGAGGAATCACGAGATTGACAAACACGACAAGTAATGAGGATAGCCATCTGAGGGAAGCAGAGGACGCAATCACGGCCATGCAGGAAGTATTTGCAATAGTTGAGCGGCTTGACTCCGTGATTGACGTCTACAAGAAAAAACTGGAGTTGGCGAACTGGCGAATCCGAAACGCGGTGCACGAAGAGGTCGAATAAAAAAGCCTCTGCCGCAAACAGAGGCTCAAACAGCAGACAGGGGAAAGTATGCCACGAGTTGTGAAGGAGTGCAAGAGTTACCAAGTTTCTTGCGACAGGTGCGGGGCGGAAGTGATTGTCACGGTCACGTATTCGCCGCCATTCAAGGACATCGTGCCAAGCTGTCCGTTCTGCGGGGCCAAGGATGCCTAACACCATCACCATCGGCACCATCGAGATATCAGCCATCAACCGCCGCCTCTGGCTATACGACCGCGCCGCAGGGATCGGGCGATTTGTGGAGTTGGCAGAGGTCAGGCAACTATTGGAGGGGAAGTGAGCGACGAAAATCAGTTGTATCCGAAATTGTCGGAGACGGCGCAGGCAGAAGCGCAGGCGCTGATTGAACAGTTTAAAGCGCAGATGCTAAGGGTGTGCGAAGAAACGCTTTCCACTCTCTATACGGACGTTGCTGTCTGGATTGAAAGCGACAGTTGGGGCAACTTCCGCAATCAGGTTGTCGCGGGAATGAAGGGGTACGGTGAACCCAAGATCCGTGAGGCCTACGACTTCGTGAAAATCCGCCAAGCCATACTGAAAGAACACCGCGCCGACATCATCGAAGACCTGAACCAAGACATGGTGCAGGAAATCGCCGCGCTGAAAAAGCGGATTGAGTACTTGGAAGAAGCGCGCAGGGGGTGGCGGTGAACAGCGATGCCATCAAATACCGCTTTGACCTTATTCAAGGGACGGACGACTGGGCTGAAGCGAGGCGCGGAATTCTTACAGCTTCAGCCATGAAGCTTATCGTATCCCCGTCATTCAAGCCATCCGACAACGAAAAGGGGCGTTCGCACGTCTACGAAATAGCGGCACAGCGCGTCAACAAGTATGTAGAACCCACGTTCAGCACCTACAAGATGGACAGGGGGCATTTGGATGAGGTTGACGCACGGATAAACTACAGCGCCAACTATGCGCCGGTTCAGGAATGTGGGCTTGTTACCCGCGATTTCGGAAACTTCCTGATCGGGATAAGCCCTGACGGGCTCGTAGGGGAAGACGGCGGGATAGAGTGCAAGTCGCGGGACCAGAAATTTCAGATGCAGACGTTTGTGGAGAACGTGGCAACCAAAACTATCCCCGCCGAATTCATGATTCAGGTGCAAACGTGCCTACTGGTGACCAACCGCAAATGGTGGGATTTTCTCAGCTACTCGGCTGGTATGCCAATGGCTGTTGTGCGAGTGTTGCCTGATGCCAGAATCCAGGCGGCAATCATCGACGCATCGACGGCGTTTGAGGCGAGGGTGCAATCAGTCCTTGATAAGTACGACTCAATCTTAGCCGCTGATGCTCGGTTAACCCCGACTGAGCGCAAAGCTGAACCGGAAACAACTCTGGAATGGGGAGACTAGAATGTCAAACATGAGAGCAGCAATAATTCCTAAGTCAGACCAGATCAACTATGAGGATTTCTTGGGCGGCAAGTCCTTAACGATCAAGGTTGAAAGGGTCGTTGTCAAACTTGGCGAGCAACCCGTGACGGTCCACTATGAAGGCGAAAACGGGAGGCCGTACAAGCCGTGCAAGACGATGAGCCGCGTACTGGTCGAGTTGTGGGGCGACGATGAAACGGCATACATTGGCAGAAGCATGACGCTTTACGGCGACCCTAGCGTTGTGTTTGGCGGGCAAGCAGTCGGCGGGATCAAGATCAGCCACATGAGCCACATTAGAGGTACGGCAACGCTGACGCTGACTGTATCGCGTGGCAAGAAAGCGGTATTTGTCATCAAGCCGCTCATCCTAACCGACGCCCCCGTCCGAATCACCCGCGACCAGCAAAAGGAGATCGTGGCGGCAATGGGCGATGAGGTCAAGCCGGCTGACTTGCTGGCACATTTCAAGGTCAAGACTTCGGGCGAGATATTGGCCGAACAGTTTGACGCGGTGATGAAGTGGGTAAACGAGCAGAAGAAGCCCGTTTGCCCCGAGTGCCAACAGTCTGACGGACACAGCGAGTCTTGCCCGTTTGCTGAACCGCCCGCATGAGGATGACTGAGGAGCAATACGCCGCACTTCTCAGCAAGCGGTCGGAACAGCCAACACCGAAGCCGTCAAAGTACCGCAACAAGAAAGTAATGACCGACGAGGGAACGTTTGACAGCCGACACGAATACAACGTGTGGTGCCAACGGAAGATGGAACAGGCAGCGGGCGTCATATCGGGCCTACGGCGGCAAGTAAGTTACGAGCTGGTACCATCGGCCAACCTCGACGGTCGGAAGCTCCCCCCTGTGCGCTACGTGGCCGATTTTGTCTATCTGCGCGACGGGGAGACAGTGGTGGAGGATGCGAAGGGTATGGCGTCATTGCCGGACTTCAAAATCAAGCGGCGGCTGATGTGGTGGCTGCATGGAATTAGGGTAATAGAGACGCGGAAATAGCTACCAGGGGCCAACACCTCTCGCCGTCGTTGCGGCCCCTGCTACCGTCTCCCCTTTGGGATTGGCCCTCTGGGGAGACATTTTAAAAGGATAAAAAATGGACGCGTACCAAGAGTTTCTTTACAGGAAGACGCACTCTGACCACGACCACGGATTTGATCCTGTGTTCATGCCGGATTGCCTCAAAGACTTTCAGCACCACATGGTTGAATGGTCCGTCAGAAAAGGACGCGCTGCCATGTTTGAAGATTGTGGGCTTGGGAAGACGCTCCAACAGCTTGTGTGGGCCGAAAACATCGTTCGCCATACCAACGGGAGGGTATTGGTTCTGACCCCCTTGGCGGTGGCAGGACAGACCGTGCAAGAGGGGGAGAAATTCGGCATCGAGTGCAAGCGGTCCCACAGGGGCGAACTGCACAAGATCACCGTCACCAACTACGAGCGGTTGCACCTGTTCAACCCTGACGATTTCGTCGGCGTGGTATGCGACGAGTCTTCGATACTGAAAAACTTTCAGGGGAAATACCGCAGTCAGATAAACGCCTTCATGCGGAAAATCCCCTATCGCCTGCTTGCATCGGCTACCCCTTCGCCTAACGATTACATAGAGCTTGGCAGTTCAAGCGAAGCTCTTGGAAACTTGGGATACATGGACATGCTGAACAAGTATTTTAAGAACGACCTCAACAACAGTTCTGTCGGCAGACACTGCGGGGAGGTCATCAAGTGGCGGCTGAAAGGTCATGCTGAAACCCCTTTCTGGCGGTGGGTCTGCTCATGGGCTAGGGCGATCCGCAAGCCGTCAGACATAGGGTTTGACGATGGGGATTATAACCTCCCCCCTCTGACGGTGCGGAGCCACATGGTGGAGGCTAAGCACTTGGCAGAGGGTATGCTGTTCGCCCTTCCCGCCGTCGGGATGAAGGAGCAACGGGAGGAGCGCAAGCGGTCACTGGTTGAGCGGTGCGAAATGGCGGCAAGCCTGGTCAACGATACGGGCCAACCGTTCATATCATGGTGTCACCTGAACCCTGAAGGGGAGATGCTGGCAAAGCTCATCCCCGACGCCGTGGAGGTTAGCGGTAAGGATAGCGACGATGCCAAGGAGGAAAAGCTGCTGGCATTCGGACGCGGGGAAATACGGGGGCTTGTCACTAAGCCAGTGATAGGCGCGTGGGGATTGAACTTCCAGCACTGCAACCATATGACCGTTTTCCCCTCTCACAGCTACGAGCAGTACTATCAGTTAGTGCGCCGTTGCTGGCGTTTCGGGCAAAAGCGGGAGGTCCTCGTTGATTGGGTAACGACGGAAGGGGAAAGGCGAGTGATCGAAAACCTGTCGGCCAAGGATGAAAAAGCCTCCAAGATGTTCGACAACCTCGTAGCAAGCATGAACAATGCAATGACTATTGACAGGACAAATCATCACACAAAGCAAATGGAGGTTCCAAAGTGGCTGTCGCAGACCAAGTAATAACAGACGGGTATAGCCTGTTCAATGCGGATTGCATCGAGGGTGTTTCAGGATTGCCCGATAACTGCATCCATCTTTCCATATACAGCCCGCCCTTTGCTACAAGGAATGGCGCTTGCCTATACCAGTATTCCAGCGACCCCCGCGACTTTTCCAACTGTGATAACGGGGATCACTTCTTTGAGCATTACGACTTCCTTGTCCAGAACATCGCAAGGGTGACGCTTCCTGGCCGCTTCTCCTGCGTCCACTGCACCGACATCCCCAACAGCAACAGCGGGAGGGACAGCTACAGCGACCTTCCCGGCGAAATCATCCGGCTCCACGAAAAGCACGGATTTGAGTACTGCGGGCGTCACGGTATCTGGAAGGAGCCACTTGCCGTTCGCCTCCGCACGATGCAGAAAAACCTTGCACATCAGACGCTAACCATCGACTCTACCCTGTGCGGCGTGGCGTCGATGGACTTTCTCCTCCTGTTCCGCAACAAGGGGGAGAACACAATCCCAGTGGCGCATCCGGTGGGACTACTGAATTATGCCGGAGAGCGGCTTGTACCTCACGACCTGATGGGATATCGCGGGTACGAGGGAAAGCAGACCGAGAACAGGTATTCCCACTGGATATGGAGACAGTACGCCTCCTCGTTCTGGGATGACATCCGGTTAGAGCGCGTACTTCCGTTCAAGGCGGCGAGGGACAGCGAGGACGAGAAGCATGTTCACCCCTTGCAACTAGACGTGATCGAGCGGTGCGTGGTCCTCAGGTCGAACCCTGGCGAGGTAGTGCTTACCCCGTTCATGGGCGTGGGGTCCGAGGTTTACGGCGCAGTAGAAAACGGGCGGAAGGGCGTAGGTTTCGAGCTGAAGCCCTCGTATTTTCGGCAAGCCGTTAAGAACGTCGCCGCCGCTGCTGACGTGCGGAAGGAGCAGGAAGGATTCAACTTCTAAGGGAGATCGCTAATGGGTAAGGAAGCCCTCGCAAAGCTCACGGCACCGGAGATAATGTTACCGCGTGAGGACGTACCGATTATCGCGATGCTGGCGCTGATGGAAACACTCCTGATCGACATGGACAGGGTGGACAGGCAAGGGACCGGCAACAGGGAAATGAGAGTGTGGCGTGCCGAGATACGCAAAAGCATGATGAAGCAGGTAAAGCGGCAACACAGCAGCTTCGTCGGCAGGGTCACGGATGAGCTAATTATGAAATGCGACAGGTATCTATGCCGAGTCCAAGATAGCCTCGATAATTTCTTTGATGACCTCACCGACGAAGATTTGGCTTTCATGGAGCGCGTCAAAGCGAACTGGCCGCAGCACAAAGACAATTAACCATCCTCTGCCCTGTGCGGCTGGGGATATTTGGGGAGGGGAAGATGGGCGACGAATACAATGTGAGGAATATAGACCTCGACAAACTGGCGGAGTACGTCCGATCCAACGATGGGCTTGAAGAGATTCCGACGCTGCACCTTTTAGACACGATCCGGTGTCTACAGGATTTCGGCGGTGATGTCCACCGTCAGCTCTGCATGGTGGTGAACGAGAGGGACCTGCTGAAAGCTGAGAATGCAGACCTTCTGGCTGCGCTCCAGATCGTCAAGGAGCAGCGTCAGCTGTGGTGGGGGAAGGCTGTGGGGCGCACTGAGGAAATTCGGCGGCTAACAGCGGAGGTCGAATGCCTTCAATCTCTGGTCCCGCACCCCGGCGACGGCACCTGTAACCGCTGTGGGATGGGAGGGGCGAAAACCGTGACGGTCACGTTCTGCGAAGAATGCCGCGAGTTGGAGAGGGAGATTGCGTATCATGCAGCCCGCTCGGATATCGAGTGTATCTGTGCTGGCCACTACGAAAGCGGCCCCGGCAGTCCCGTCTGGTATGACATCCAGAGCCCTGACAATGATGACGACATGGGCTTTGTCACTCAGGCGGTGACCTATTTGTTACAGCGCGGCTTGCTGAAACGCCATCAGGAGAATCCTGACTTGGTGAAGCCGTTGGACGCAGAGGCGCGGCCATGAGATACCACGCGCCAACGAAAGGTTTTCTGATAGACCAGGATGCTTTGAACTTCATCGCTCTGTCAGTTCCGTACACGATCAAACAGATCCGTATCGCTAGCGGGCTACCTCTGGACAGGTACGAGCAGGACGGCCCATTGACACCGGCAGACCACGCCATGAGAGGCGTCCTCGAAATGGCTGATAGGCTTGGCATCGAGACTGGTGCCAGATGGGGCAACGAATTGGACGTGAGGAAGGCGGGGTAGTCCCGGTTTAACACCTACTATCCCGGCTGCGACTAAGGTCGGTCTAACTACTGATTAAACCGCAGGAGGGGAAAATGCTAACGCTTTCGATTCGTCAGCCGTGGGCTTGGCTGATTATGAACGGTGGTAAGGATATCGAGAACCGGACGTGGAACACCAACGTCAGAGGCCGCGTCCTGATCCATGCCGCAAAAGGCGTCACGAAAGAAGAGTGGCGTGAGGCTTGGGACTGGGTGCGCCGTGTTGCTCCTGCTGCATGGGAGAAGGGGTGTGCGGAAATCCAGGCGGGGACCATCGATCGTGGCGGGATCATTGGCAGCGTCGAGATTGTTGACTGTGTGAGGCACTCCGCTTCTCCCTGGTTTGGCGGTCCTTATGGCTTCGTGCTGCGCGCCCCCCAACCGCTTCCGTTCCAGCCGCTACGGGGCCAGCTCGGATTCTTTGAGGCAGAGGCGGTGCGGCGATGACTCGCAAGTGGTGCTATGAATGCACTACTGACAAAACTCTGATGGTGAAAGAGGACGATGAAATGATAGACGGTTGGGTTTATCGCTGGTACAGATGCCCTACTTGTTGGCGGAGAGTATCTCATAGAAGACGGCAGGTTTAACGGTTTTCGAGCTGGCGCGAAGCGACGAGCGAGGGGTTAGGGCGCGAACGCCCTGGCCCCAGCGGGAAACTAGATCAATTTAGAGAGGATAATCAATGCAGGTTTTGACGGCATACGACCTTGCTCCCACCCCTCGACGGTGCGGGCTGACACTCCAACCTGGTCAGCGAGGTCTGCGACGCTCCAGCCTTTCGCTTTGCGGAGATGTCGGAGCCCGTCGGCGTAGTCAAGTGGGTTGTTTCCGTCGTCAACAAAGATCGGGATACCGTAGCTCGACATACTGTGGTCTGTGGTCAGTTTCATGTTTATCCCCTTTGGTCGGCAAGAGCCGCTTTAACTGCGTTGTCGGTAGTTACCTGATAGAGAGCTTCGCACAGCTCGTTGAGGTCGTTGGGATCGTCATACATCGGATCAAGGCCCATCAGTTCCATTGCTGCTACGTAGTCGGCGTCTTCGATCATCACGGCTTCGGCGTCGATGTCGCAAGCGGCCCAGGCTGCCAGACGGTGAGAGCCAGTGAAAGCGATTTCGCCGCACGCGACGACCGGGGGGAGGCTCCCGCCGCTTTTCAGGATCTCGACCATATTGGCAAACTTGGCTTCGTCTCTTACTTCATGGGGTGCCTGGAAAGTGTTTGCCATGTTGCCTCCTGTCATCGTTTGATAAGTCAATTATACGCACGGTGCGTATATAGTCAAGATAAAAATACGCATTGTGCGTAATTACTTTTTGCCGACTCTGACCATGGTGGCAGAGCGGCCTAACGGCTGATTACACAGCCCTTATGGCGGCATATCCACCGCCCCAATCACCCGCAACCCCCGCGCCGGTAGCGATACGGCGCGGATAACGGAAAATGCGAAAGAGGCCAATATGACCTGTCCCAAATGCCAAGGCAGCGGCAAAGACCTGACGAAAATGGCTATCCGCGCCAAAGTTCCAAACACCCTCCCCGGCCTGCCGCGCTACAAGCTCGTATCGCCGTTGTGCGACCTCTGCGGCGGGAGTGGGGAGCGGGAAATTGGCCTGACCATCAGCCAAGCGTAGGAGACTGACATGAAATGCATTGAGCCAGGATGTGGAGCGGAGACAGGCAGCAACAGGCGCAAACGGTGCGACCCTTGCCGGGTGATAAGGGAAGCCGAAAAGATCAAGGAAACGAACCGCCGACACTCGATCAAGCGGGCGGCAGAGAAGAAAGCTAACCCGCGTAAATGCATCATCTGCGGCGAGCCCACGGAACATTCCCGCGTCAAGTACTGCGTGCCATGTCGTATTGCAGCAGCAAAGGCGCGGGAAGAGAGCAAGTCAAAGCGCGTTGCAACGGCACGTATCGGCACTGAGGAGCGCAGGAAGCGGCAGAGGGAGGCAGAGGACGAGATACTGATAGTCCCTGCGAAGCCCTGGAAGCCGCGACCGAAGCCTGCGCCGATCATGACGCGGGCGGAACAGTACAAGCACGATACGGAGCTGGATAAGCGGCTTGCGGAAAGGTGTGGATACAGGAGTAGTGAGGTGCGTACTCTCTCAAAGGAGGAGATAGCCGCACTCACGCCGAAACTCTCCCCGCCTATTCCGCGCGTGTGGGTCGGCTACTGTGACAGGATGATGACAGAGGGATGGAGTTGACAAGGAGTAATCGAGGTTATGTCATGGATGATAAGCAACGCACTGATGAAGGTTTACGAGAACTCGCACTTTTCGCAGGCGCGGGAGGGGGGATCTTGGGAGGAAAGCTCCTCGGATGGCGCACCGTCTGCGCAGTTGAACGTGATGCCTACGCAGCAGCAGTTTTGGCACAAAGACAAAATGATGGAATCCTCAAACCTTTCCCGATTTGGTCTGACGTTACAACTTTTGACGGCAGACCGTGGCAAGGCTGTGTTGACGTGGTTTCTGGCGGCTTTCCCTGCCAAGATATCAGCAGTCAAGGGGGGGGCGACGGGCTCGACGGAGAGAGGTCTGGGCTCTGGGCCGAAATGCGAAGGATCGTTCGTCAGGTACGACCACGCCGCGTGTACGTGGAAAACTCACCAATACTCACTTCTCGGGGATTGGGAACCATACTTGGGGACTTGGCCGAAATGGGGTTTGATGCGGCATGGGGAGTGCTGGGAGCGCACCATGCTGGCGGCCCTCATGAAAGGGACCGCATCTGGATCGCTGCCGACACCGATGGCAACGGACTGGAAGGGTGGGACTTCCTCGATTCGGAAGGACACCGGCAAACAACGATTAGACCAGTTCAGAGACTGGTGCAAGGCGCTTCATGGCCTGACGTATCCAATCCCCGAGCATTCGGAAGCAGTGATGATGTGGCCTATCGGATGGAGCGACTTAAAGCCATTGGCAACGGACAAGTACCAGCAGTGGTTAAACTCGCATGGGAAACTCTAACCAGCTAGCACTATGTCAGTCCAACTCCCTTGCACATTCATTTTCCATTGCGTGCGCTGTGGGCTAAGAGTATTATGGCGGAAATATTGAGCGAGTTGAACACAACGTGCCGGTTGTGTGCTAACATAGAGCTTAGGTTTGTGGTGCACACTCTGCGGGGTGGTGCATTGCGACCGGTACCCCAATGGCGAGACGGCACTCTCCCATTGGGGTATTTTTTTGTCTTTTTTTTGATGTGTAATGGAGGTGTGTCATTCGATGGTTTAAGCATATGGCAGATTCCCACGATGATGAAAAACTGGCTGCTTTACTGGCACAACATGGGCCAGAGGGGTACGGCTTTTGGTGGCTCGTCGTGGAGCTCGTAGCGAAGCAAATACCGAAAGACGGAATCGTCCCAGAGGTGACTTATCCGGTGTCAACATGGCTCCGGTTCACTGGTGTTTACCACCACAAAAAGTTCAGAATGTTGGTGCAATCTATGAACGATCTACGGCTAATCTCTGCACAATGTATGAACAATCTATGCAACATCTCCGAACTATCTACGAAGGATCTTTTAACTATCTCAATACCTAACATATTGAAATTCCGCGATGAATACTCGAAAAAATCCGGACAAAATCCGGAGGGTGTCAGGAGCAAGATACAGATACAGAAACAGATACAGAAAACAGATAAAGAAATAAAACCTAGGGCAAGTTTTGCCCCTCCCACAATCGAAGAAGTTTTGGCTTACTGCACCGAGCGCCGCAGAGGGGTTAACCCGCACAAGTGGCACGACCACTACACGGCCAAAAACTGGATGATCGGCAAGAACAAGATGAAGGACTGGAAAGCCGCGGTAAGGACGTGGGAGCAAGACACGGAACCGGCCCCGCTTCAAGAACGTGTCAGGAGGTTTGAGCTATGAAGACGTGGGCCGATTTCGGAATCACCATTTCCGCCGCAGCAAACGGGCCGGAGGTTTACACCACATGCCCGCAATGCTCACCGAACCGCAAGAAGCCGAACGCAAAGTGTCTGTCGGCCAACATTGAAAAGGAAGTGTGGTGCTGCGCTCATTGCGGATGGAGCGGATCCTTGAAGCAGGGAACAGACCGCAAGAGCAACCCTTGGGAGTTTGTGCCGAAGACCTACCGCAAGCCGAAGTTTCAGCATCAGCCGGTCAAAGACGCAACGCTTGAGTGGTTTGCCAAGCGCGGCATACCGGCAGCGGTGGTGCAGCGCAACCAGATCAGCGCAGCGAGGGTATGGATGCCGCAGGTCGAGGAGGAGGTTGACTGCATCCAGTTTCCAGTGATCCGCAACGGCGAAGTGGTTAACATCAAGTCGCGGGACGGCAAGAAGAACTTCCGCCAGGAGAGCGGAGCAGAGCGGATTCTCTACGGCATGGATGACATAACCGGCGATACCATGATCATCGTGGAGGGAGAAATCGACAAGCTATCGGTGGAGGTGGCCGGTTTTCTCAACTGCGTATCAGTACCGGACGGCGCACCGTCTCCCAAGGCGAAGGACTACAGCTCCAAGTTTGAGTTTTTGGAAAACTGCGAGGAGTTGCTGTCAAAGGTCCGAAAGTTCATCTTGGCAGTGGACAGCGACGAGCCGGGGAAAGTGCTCGAGGAGGAGTTAGCGCGGAGGCTCGGCAAGGAACGGTGCGAAAGGGTAGAGTGGCCGGAAGGGATTAAGGACGCAAACGAAATGTTGGTAAAGCACGGTGCGGAAGAGTTGCGGATGAAGATCAAACTGTCTCGACCTTACCCGCTGTCGGGCGTCTTCGAAGTGGTCGACATTTACAGCGACATCAGGCATCTCTACGCATCCGGCATCCAACGCGGCGCACTTCCTGGATGGCCCGCACTTGACGAGCTTTACTCGGTGCGGCAAGGGGAATGGACCGTTGTTACAGGGATGCCGGGATCTGGTAAGTCCGAAGTGGTTGACGCCATGATGATCAACCTCGCGCAGAGTGAGCAATGGGTTTTTGCGATATTCTCCCCTGAGAATCAGCCGGTACAGCGTCACGCGGCGAAGCTGGCAGAGAAGTACATCGGCAAGCCCTTCTACCACAACAGCTACCATGAGCGCATGACGGCAGCAGACCTTGAGAAAGCGGCAACGTTTCTGCACCGTCACTTTGTCTTCATCTCCCCCCCCGACGATGAACTGACCATCGACCACCTGTTGGAAAAGGTCCGGCAGATGGTGCTAAGGCGCGGCGTGAAGGGGTGTGTAATCGACCCTTGGAACGAGATAGACCATCAGCGGCCGGCAGGAGTTACTGAGACGGAGTACATCAGCGCGGCAATCACGAAGATCAGGCGCTTTGCCAGGGAGTGCAACATCCACATTTGGCTAGTGGCGCATCCGACGAAGATGCAAAAGGACAAGCAAACCGGCAAATATCCGGTGCCAAACCTTTACGACATTTCAGGATCTGCTCACTGGCGCAACAAGGCCGACAACGGGATTTCAGTTTTCAGGGATATCGGCAGCGGCGGCAAAGAGGTTGAAATCCACGTACAGAAGATCCGTTTCAAGGAGATTGGCAAGGTCGGAATGGCTGTCTTGGAGTATCAGCACGCAAATGGCAGGTACAGGAGCAAGGAGGAGTTGCCGGAATGAAAGCCGACCTGATAGCACAGCGCGAGAAGATCCTTGACGAACCCTTCACCCCGCAGCGGTCGGCAATCGTGGACCGGATAGACCAGCTCATTGACGAGGAGGAAGCCGATGAGGCACCTTGTTAACATCAACGGCAAGTGGCAGCGAGAATGCCCCGACAACGTGATTCAGTGGCTATGGGCGAATGACGGCAAAGAAGCTGTAGCGGTGGACGATGCCGAGCGCGTCTACTACTGCGCGACCCCCGCCATGATGGAGCGATACCGGGAGGCATGGGCGGCGGAAGGGAAGAGGGGAGACACACGGACGGCGGCAATGTTCTTCGATCTGGGGCAAAAGCTGCACGGTGCGGATGTGATCGAAACAGCAAACGAGCTTTTCTGAGCCGCTACCCCGTCAAATTTGGGCGAACGGGGGCGAGTGTAGGTAACGAGTCGCGTCGTGAAAAAGGGGCGGCTTAAAACGCAAATTTGGGCGAAATAGGAAAGGGGAGGAATCATGACGGAACTAGAGCGGTACAAGGAAGCGGTGAGGGTGGCAATGGCTGAGTTGACAAGGGTGTCCAAGGCAAGAGACGTAAGTAGCCCATTAAACATGGCGGGGTGTGCATCTGGGGCACTCGAAATAATTGACGCCATCCTCAACCCGCCCCCCGTCTTCGAAGAGGTGACGGTGGAGCGGTGGACTTGGGGCTTTGGACGCACGACCTTCGATACGGAAGAGGAAGCCACTGCGGATGCTAACCAAGGCGAACCTGCCTACAAACTCACCGGCACCCGACGGGTGCAAGTGGCGCAGAAGGTGGAGCGGAGTGTTAGCGTGGAGGCGCACATCAACGGGTTCGGAAATGTCTTTAGCCTTAACGGGGACAGCCTCTTTTCTGAACATCCCGAGGTCCATCGCAAAACCGGCACTCTCATGTTCACATGGGAGGAGTAAAGGAAAAGGCCCCTTGAGTGGGGCCAGTTTCATAATAAGGTTGACATTTCCTCAATGATGTTGTACGGCTGTGGCGCAGGATTAGAAACAGAAAAGGCGATGACATGGCGAAACAGGGAAAGCCAAACACGGAAATAGTGGAAACGGCTGATCAAAAGCGGGAGAGGTATGTCTATCAACTCTGCCAAGCTACCATGGATACCGACAAGGGGATTAAGCGGCTGTGCGACACTTTCCGAAAGGATGATCCTGAATTCCCGCCTGCTAGGACAATTCGTGATTGGATAGCAGAGAGCGAGGAGTTTTCCGCACGGTACGCGCGCGCGAAGCTCTTGCAGGCCGATTACTTAGCCGAACAGATCGTGGAAATATCGGACGATTCCAGCGAGGATGAGTTGTTCATTGGTGGCGATGATGAAAGTGGAGCAGGGGCAAAGCGTGTGCAGAATAGCGAGTTTATCGCACGATCTAGGCTGAGAGTGGATGCTCGAAAGTGGGTAGCATCCAAGCTGGCACCCAAGAAGTACGGCGACAAGATAGAGCAGACGCTGCAAGGTCCAGGCGGCGAAGCCCTTAACCTTACCGTGTCGTTTGTAAAGCCCGATGGGAGTTAATGCCCAGTTTCCTGAAAAACTCTCGTTTCTTTTCGATCCGATGCGCTACAAGGTGGCTCGCGGTGGCCGAGGGTCCAGCAAGTCGTGGAGTTTTGCAAGGGCGCTTCTCATACAAGCAGCATCTCAACCCCTTCTAGTTCTTTGCACTCGCGAGGTGCAGAAGTCCATAAAAGACTCAGTTCATAAACTGCTAAGCGACCAGATACAGGCTCTCGGGCTTGGCAGCTTCTTTGAAATCCTCGAAACAGAAATAAGGGGCCGCAACGGGTCTAAGTTCATATTTGCGGGACTGTCACAGCAAACAGTGGAGAGTATCAAGTCACTGGAAGGCTGCGACAGGGTATGGTGTGAAGAGGCCCAGGCGATCACGAAACGCTCATGGGACGTGCTCACGCCAACCATTCGTAAAGACGGCTCTGAAATATGGATCAGCTACAACCCTGAGCTTGAGTCTGACGAGACACATCAGCGGTTTA